TAATATATTTTTATTATTTTTTAAGATTTCTAATTCTTCTCTTGAAAACATTTTTATATTTTCTTCAATTCTTCTTTCTAAAAGTTCTTCTAAATTCATAACGTCATTTAATACTACATCTTTCATTACATATCCTCCTACATTTATTTAGAACGTTCATAACCGAAAGATATATTTAATCTTGTTGCATTTGGGCAACATTTTATGAAAGAGGCATTTTCTTTTATGAAAACAAAAAATGACACGTTTTATTGTGTCATAATATAACTTTATATAATTCTTTGACATCTACATTTAAAGCTATCGCTATTTGTATTAGCGTAGATATCTTAGGTTCTCTTTCTTGTCTTTCTATTTTACTTAAATGTCCTTTACTTATTCCAGATAATCTGGCTAATGTTTCTAGTGTAATATTCTTTTTAAGTCGGACTTCTCTTAATAATATCTTTACCTTCATAAAATCACCCATCTTTAGTATGCTCATTTTCATGTATATCATGTATTTTGTTGCATTTGGGCAACTTTATTAAATTTACATTTTGTCCACTATGGTGGAAAAGTGCCATTTTCTTATATGAAAATAATAGCTTTTCATATTACCACCAACTTTAGTATGTACTAATATCTAGAAAGTATGCAAAAAAAGAAGCCCTTTAGACTTCTTTCGCTAGTTTTATTATTTTTTTGAATCTTCTTGTTCTTAGTCTTCCTTTTAAACTTTCTGATGATAATATTAAATAGAATTTTAGCAACTTATTATACTCTTTCTCATTTTTTATATTTAATACTTTTATCATTTGTAGAGAGTCTTTACATGCTTTTTCCATAACTATCATCTCCTTTATGATATTATAACATTTTATGTTAAATTGTTGTGTTGGAATTTGTCGAAAATATAAATATTTTAGTGATGTAAAAATATTCAATTTTAGCCCTAAAATCGACCCTTTACAATCAATTTTAAGCCGTTTTATTTTTCAAGCCAATAAGTTATATTCCTTGATTTTTAAGCGTTTTTCAAGTTTTTTTAAAATTTTTATATTTTTTTGAAAAAATATTGACACACGTATCAATACGTAGTATAATGTTTATAGAAAGGAGGATAATAAATGCGTAGTAAACAGCTAATCAAATTGCTAAAGCAAAATGGTTGGCAAGAAATATCTCAAAACGGTTCTCATTTAAAAATGAGAAAACGGAAATCAAACTGAGATTGTTCCTGTACATAACAAGGATATTCCAATCGGAACAGCTGAAGCAATACTAAAAAGGACAGGGCTAAAATAATTAGCCCTTCCTAAAAACTTCAATATAATTTTTCAGCATGTTGAGGAGGATGCTTAAATTTTATATTTTACTATGTTTGTTTGCTATGCGTTTTTTCCTTTCTATCTTATATAATTTGGAGGTATAAAAATGAAAAATGAACTAACTGTCTTTCCCGCAATATTTACTTTTGACGGTAAATATTATAATGTTGATTTTATAGATTTAAAAGGTTGTTCAACTTTTGGAGACAGTATACAAAATGCTTATTTAATGGCTCAGGATGCTATGGGCTTATATTTAGACAATTTAACAAATTTTCCAAAACCAACCTTAGACATCTCTAAAATTATTTTACAAAAAAATCAATTTGTTTCATTTGTAAGCATTAATATGGATGAGTACCGAAAAAAATTTAATAATAAATCTATTAAAAAAACATTAACAATACCTGCATGGTTAAATTATTTATCTGAAAAAAATAATATTAATTTTTCACAAGTTTTACAAGAAGCATTAAAAGAAAGATTAGGTATTGACTAATTTTTAAAAATGTCATATAATATATATTAAAGAAAACGCATTTATTATCCTTGAAAAAGGAGATAAAAGGGGCTAGTACAAACTAGTCTCTTTTCAATTTAAAGAAAAAAGAGCTAGACTAGAAATTAATCTAATCTAGCTCTAATATTATAATTTAGTACAATAATTTAATGAAATCCACCCACTTGGAATTAATCCAAATCCATTTTGAACTTTAGTAACTGTTGTTACTACTCCACGTTTTAATCCATTAGTATATTGATTCCCTAATCTTTTATTTTGGTATCTTGCATTTGCTGTTAATTGTTTATATCCTTTTACTTTGTATTTTGTACCAGGACCTGTTCTAACATTTAAGACACTAGCATTTACTTTGTATTTTCCTGTTGTATATTTCACACCAGAAATAGTTTTAACAGAAGTTTGTCTTGAAGGCATATAGCTTGTTAAATAATTACTAGAAACCCATCTATTTGTTCCTACTCTACTCCAGCCATCTCTTGTTTCATATACTAATACTGCTATACCATATTTATAAGAACCTATTATGCTTCCATTTACATTATTTCTTATATTTAATCCTATTTTAGCATTTACATATCTAGTATATGCTTGTGTTGTTACTGGACGTGTATTATTTACTTGTACGTTTCCATCATGAGAAAATGCAAAGAAACCTTTGTAATTAGCATATTTTTTGAAGTTATCTACACTTACATAAACTTTATTACCTTCAACTACTGCTTTTCCCCTCCTTGTAGCTGTATCAAATTTACCAGCATACAAGTATGGATCATATATTTCTATCATTCCGTTTTCAACTTTAGTTAGTAAAATAAAATGACCACCTGTAGTAAATAATCCATTACCACAACTAGCCACAACATAATTTTGACTTTCTAATAATTGCAATGCTCTTTGAATGTCTGTTGTTTCTTGATATCCAATATTAAATGTATCTGCTACAAATCTAAAAGCACTCCAATAAGTTCCATTGTTAGCACTTCTGTATCCATATTTTACAAATAAATCACACATTTCTGGTGGTGTTATTGTTCCCTTTGTTGCTGTTACTACCATACTTGCACAAGTTGGCCCACAACCTGATGTTCCTATTGTTTGAGAACTATTTCCTACACTAGAATACATTTTATAACGCCATCTATTGTCTATTTGACTATAATATGTAAGTCCTTGATAATTTCCTAAAGTAACATTAGGATATTCGCTTGTGCCATTGTATGCTATTTCTCCTTGCTGTTCAAATTTTTCATCTTCAACTGTTTGTTCTTCTGCTACTGCTTTTTCTTGTTCTTCTGTTTGTACTTGTATTTCTGTAGTTGGTAAGTCTTTTACTTCTTGTTCTGTCATATCGTATGTACTAATATTGTTTTTTACTTCATTTACTACACCATTTACAATTTCATTAGTTGAACTATTTTCATTTGCTTTGTAAAATCCCAATCCACCTAGTATTCCAACTACTATTGCTGAAATTATTAATATTATTTTTCTTTTTTGCTCATTATTCATTGCTATCCCTCCATTTTTATTTCTATTTTTTCAATATCTTTTTCTATAGCTTCACATCTTCTATCATGCACTTGCAAAAACTCTGATTGATTATCCATACTTTTCTGTAATAGTTCCAAGGATTTAGCTGTATTCATATTTGTATTTTGTATTTCGATTAAGCACTTACCATTTTGTTCTATTGTCTTTTGCATATTTCTTCTAGTTGTAAGCCAATCGTATAAGAAAAGTATTACTATGACTAGTGAAACACCATATTCGTTTATCAATTTTCCTATTTCTTGCATTACTCTTCCTCCTTAGTAGCTTCAGTTTCTGCTGTTTCCGCATTTTTAATTTGTTCAATTTCTTCTACAGCATTGTCCATAATATCTTCTTCAACTTGCATTGATTTTTCTTGTTCTTCTGCTAAATATGTTATCAATTCTTCGTAATCTTCTGCTGTTATTTTATTTTTATCTGCATAATCACTAGCTTTTAGTATTGCAAAGTCTACAGTATATATCTTTGATTTATATAAATTCATTATTGCATTTTTGAATAATTTACTAGTATTCAATTTACTCACCTCCTGCAAGTATTTGAGCTTGCATATTATTTAATAATAGTCCTATATCAGCTAATGCCTCAACTTCAAAAATAGGCTTTATCTCATTCGTACTAAATATATTTGTTTGTCCTTTATAACTTATTGCATTTTTTATTTGTTCATATGCTTCTTTCTGAACTTCTGTATATGTTTCTATCTCTTCTTCTGCTAATTTATATTCAATCACAACAGGTGTTCCTTTTTCTTTTTGTGTAGCTAGCCAGGTATTTGCTGCATCTACTGTTGTTATAGTTTGGTCAGTTAATACTAATACAAGATAGAGTCCAGAACCAGCTATATAACAGCTTCCAGGTCTTACTTCAAAATGAGGCATAAAATGTGAGCAATACATACCGTTAATATCATTCATATTATTAATACTTTGTTTGACCAAATTAATGACGCAGTAATAAATATTATTTGAATGTTTAGTTACTTTTGATACTTTTAATCCATTAGTAACACCATCTAATTGTATTTGAGTCTTTGTATGATGTATTCCATCATCTGGTAGATAGTCTCCTTGCATTAATTTTTGACCTTCTGTGAATGGAAATGTTACAGCCTGTTGTTCATGTAATAAATATGGTTTTGCCTTTTTCCCCTCTTCAAACTGAATATATGTAAAATCTGATATCGATAATGTATGTTCTCTATAAATATTAATCCTTACTTGATTTATGCCTTCTGGAATTGTAATAGTAAATGAACCAATATTAGCTTGAAATCTTACAAATTTTTCATCTTTATAGTAGCTTATACTTGCTATTGGTAAATTTAAATTGTTACTAATTATATATTGTGTGTTTGATTTTACATTTATTAAATCAGTAGTGCATACAAATTGATTATTGTTTGTTATTGTTCCTTTATTATCATATCCTTGAGATAAACTACCACATAAATTCTTGTTTTGTATATTTATTCTTACGCTTTCTTTTACATTTTTTATCTCACTTGGAAATTCTACAGAAGGCATCAGTCCACCTTGTTCGAAACCAGTAAAATTTTCTCCTTCTTCTAATTGTGGTCTCCATGTAAAATTATTTAAAATATTACCAATTGCAATAAATACTCTTATTCTATATGTCCCCTCTGCTAAATCTAGAGTAGTAAAATTCTTTGTACTAGAATATGCTGTTAGTTCTCCTCCTTTAACAGTTGTATATGAGCCATCTTTTTCTTTTTGTTGTAGAAGAATTGCAAGTGAACTAGTTGCTGTCCCTAACGACCATGTTCCCTCCATATTTTTAGACAAAGTGTATTTTCCAGCTGAAATATTAATTGGGTTGCTATAAAAATTCACTACACCAGAGGCAGTACCATTTAGTGTTATGACTCCGTTTTTTATTGAGCATGTAATTCCTTGGTTAACAGTTTCTTTTATATCATCAAAAATTATTTTATTCTTTCCACTTCTTGTTTCTTGACTGCTATTTCCCCCAATTCTGAATTTCGTAAATTTTGCTCTTGCTGTATTTTCTAATGCTATACTTTCTCCTTCGTTACTTACTTTTGGGAGTAAGTCTATTATTTCTGTTATTAAATCAATTTTTGAGTTTGCCTCTCCTACATAATCATCTACCTTGTCCCAATTTTTATTCAATGCTTTGTCTATATCAAATTTATTGTTATTAGTTTCAAGAGGTTCTTCATGTTTAAATAACTTTAAATTTTTTGTTTCACTCATTTATTTACTCCTTTCTCAAGAGTTTCTATTCTTTTTATTAAACTTTGGATAATATTATCTTTTTCTTTATCTTTCGCTTGTAACTTTTCTATTTCATCTTGTTGCTCTTGTATTGCTTTATATGCTACTGATGTCATGCTATATAAATTTGCACCTATTTCTTTTCCTTTTTCGTCTATTGATGTTAAATCTTTTGAATACTTGTAATTACTTCCGATTACAAAACCGAAGCTTTTTTTGTCTGTATCCTTATCTGTTTTATAATTAAATTCGTAAATATCAGTATTTTTTACAACATCTATTGCTTTCTTAGTATATCTTTGTATATTTTTCTTTTTTTCTTCTCTTGAATTATCTATAAATGCTTTACCACTTACATATCCATCAGTACAATTAATGCCTTTATACGCCGTTAAATATCCAGTATTTGTTATGTTTCCTTCTATATAACAACTTGTTCCATGTATAGCTCCATCATCTGTAAATAAGCAATAATTATCTCCTGAACCTAATCTAAAGCTATTGCTTCCTGCTTGATTTGCATAAAATTTTATATTGTCCAATATAGTAATTGAAGCATAATCAATCACATTTTTTGGATGTATTTCTAATAATGATTTATTTGTTTCTTCATCCCAAAAATATAATCCAAATCCAGTTGGGTCTCCGTTTAGAAGTACTCCACCTGATTTCATACCTGTTCCGATTCCATCTAATACTAAATTGCAATTACTTAGTACCAATTCACCATAAGAACCATCACTATTTTCTTCACTCATAACAAAATTTTTTATGTATAAAATAGGCCAAAATTTATTATCTTTTTTTGTTGTAATTCCCCAAGCCATACCATCAGATATTTCTTGTCCATAATTTCCTGTTACCCCAAAACTTATATAGTTTTGATTATCAATTGTATTTACGCCCATTTCTCCAAATTCAGTTCCATCATCTTTATAAAAATGTTGTCCTTCTTTATCTAACGCCATCATTACATTTTGATCTTTATCCAATATTGCTAAACTAGCATTTTTATTTATTATCATCATTTGAATAAAGTCTGAAATTTGATTCCATGCCACTTTTACATGTTCATAGTTTTGCTCTATTGCTGTTCCTAATTTACTTGTCTCTGTATAACCTTTTAACTTATCATCTGTATCAGAATTTGCACTTTTTATTGCTTCCTGTTTAGCATTTGATGTTTCTGTTTTTGTTGAATATGTTTTACTTACTTCACTTGTTATGCTTTCTGCTTTTTGTGTTATTTGTGAATTTGTTTCTGTTTTTGTGTAGTAATTATTACTTAAATTTTTATTTGTACTATCTGCTGTACTCTTTGCTGTGTTTGCTGTGGATTGTGCTTTATCTGCTTTACCATCTACTGTTTTTATTTCTGTTTTTACTTCACTTACACTTTGTGTTATTCCGTTTATATCTTGTTCGTGTTTTGTTAGTTTTTCAGAATTTTCAGTTGTTTCTTCAACTAATTGTTCAATCTTTCCTTCTGCTTGACTTATTCTGCTTTGAACTCTTCTGTTTACAACCTTTTGACTTTCTTTTTTTACGGTTGTTTCTTCTTTTTGTTTTATTTGGATTTTACTTGATATTTGTGCAATAAATCTTCCTTCTAATGACATTTCACCTTGATAAAAAACATTTTTACCATTTATAACTATTTTGTCTCCAATGTCTATAGCAGGGTCTATTATTACTTTTCCTTCAAATGTATTTACTGTCAAATCTTTTATTTTGTTGTAAATCTTTTGAACTTGGTCTTCGTCAACAATGTACATATTTTCTTGATTTATCCAAAGATTATTTCTTGTGTCATCTCCAAATTTAAAACTTCTTACCCCATCTTCATAAGATACTTTTGAAATTTTAAATTCTTCACCCCATTTATATTCTCCAAACATTTCAAGTGATATTTCTGTTTCATCTTGACCAAATTCTCTGAAACATAATTTTCCTTCTCTATCAATACAAGCAAAGCAACCTGCACTCTCTGCAATATAACTAATGTATTCTCTTGCTGTTACAGTATTATCATAAACAGATACCTTTTTATCAGAATTTAAAAAAGAAGTAGAACCTAATTCTACTCCTGCTTTATTACAAATATCTTGTGCAACTTCTAATAGTGTTGCTTCATTTTTTTTATCTATCAATTCTTTCCCATTATAATTAAATTCAAATTTAATCATATTATCTAGTGCTTTTATTGTTATTGTATTGTCATCATTGTCTGTGTAATCATCTATATTGTATATTCCGTATTGGTATCATTTCAAAACTACTATTATTACTACTTAAACTTTTAACGGGTATTCCATTTAATGTTCCTACCAACATTGCATTTACTTCTGCTACTGTTAATGAGTGACTTATCAATATTCCATATTCTACCTTGATTTTTGAAGGCATTAGAGGTATTTTATCTTTATATAGTTTCATTTCTATATATTGGCTTGGTGTGCCACCCAAGCAAAATTCCTCTTCAAATGCATTTCCTCCCTTTTTAAAATCAAGTATATAATCGGGATTTATTAATACATCATCTATATAGATATTCATTGCACAAACTGGGTTTTCATATATATTTTGTTCCCATTCTTTACTTGTTTCGTACATTAACTCAACCCCTTTGCTTTATTTACTGTTGCTTTTTGTTGTGCTGTTAATTCTTTTTGCATCAAATTAAAAGACACTTTCCATTTTGATTTGGAAGTGTCTTCATCTAATCCTGTTTTATGCATTTCGCTTGTTCTTTTGCTTACTCTAAATTTTGCGTTTTCTAACATACCACCTTGAACACTCGGGCATTTTACTGTGACTATCATCGGATTCTGATATGTTGCCTGCAAAAGTTCTTCTGCCTCGTCTTCTGATAAGTAGTCCCATGACATTTCAAGCTTTAGCATTCCAATTGCAATTGGATTATCTATTAATGCTCCTGTTACTTTTGATGTATAACTATCATTGTCTGTATCTTCTATATTATCTTTATATGTAGATGGTGTTTTCATTAACTTACCATTTAATTTCCATAACATAATTTTACCCTCCTACTAAAGCTTCTATGTCTTTTCCTGTTCTTCTTTTCTTGTCTCTTAAATCATCTAACAATATTTGTCCTAGTTTTTGATTCCCTACATTAATTGTTAAATATATTGGTCTATCATCGCTATTCCCACTATAATTAGATAATACATCCTCAAATGTATCTCTCATTATATTTTGTGGTGTTACAATTTCTGGATTTGTTTTAGCTCCGGAATATTCACCAGCTATTACGGTCGTCGCTTCTGTTAAAACACCACCCTTTGCTAATCTTGGTAAACTCAATGTATTTATGCTTCCAACATAAACTCCTGGAATTAGATTAATAAGCCTAATTCCTCCATTAATTAATCTAATCGCACTATTTATAGTTCTTTCAATTAAAGATATAACGCCATTAATACCTGATTTAACAGCTCCAGATATTGCATTTCCTATACTTGTACCTAGGCTTGAGAACGTATTTCTTATTCTGCTCCATACTCCACTAAAGAAGCTTCCTATATTTGAAAAAATATTTTGAATTGAATTATATGCATTTTGAAAATTTTGTACTATTCCATTTTTTATATTACTTACTGCATTTCTTATATTGGATGTAATATTGTTCCATATGTTTGATGCTATATTTTTTATATTGTTAAAAATATTTGAAATATTATCTTTCACGCTATTAAATATACTAATTGCTGTCTGTTTTATATTTTCCCAAATTCGCTTTATACTATCTACTAGGCTAGATATTCCATCAAGTAGTCCTTGAATTATATATGTTCCTAATTCTGCCATGACTGTAGATGGTGAATGTATTCCAAACACATTTTTAAATCCTTCTATAAAAGGTGTAAAAATATGATCTATAATCCATTGTCCTAAATTCCCAAGAGCTTCAATTATTCCCTTGAAAATCCCCTCAACAACATTTCCTCCACATTCTTTTATTTTTTCGCTGAAAAAATTTCCTGCTTCATCTATAGCTTCATTTATTTTTTCTCCTAAAATCATTCCTAAATTAACAAAGCTTGCAAAAGCACTTCCCAACATTTCAAACATTGAGTCTACAATTCCATTCCAATCTATGTTTTTACAAAAATCAATTAACCCTTGAACAATAAAACTCCAATCAAAATCCTTAAAAAATGTTGTAATACCATTTAAAGCTCCCTTAATACCTGTACTTATTGTATCTCCTAATGCTCCCCAATTTGTATTTTTAAAAAATCCATTGATTGCATTAGCAACAGCACTACCTAAACTTGACCAATTAAATGTATGAACAAATGATTGAACAAGATAGATTGCAGTATTTATTCCTTGCGCTATAGTATTTCCGACTTGTCTCCAGTCTGTTGTTGCTATGAAACCATTTAAAAATTGTGCAATATTAGTTCCAATTTTTTTTGCTGTATTTTGTATTTTATCCCAAGGTATGCTATTCATTGCATCATTTAATTTTTCTCCAATTGTTACTCCAACTTTATACCAATCTCCATTTTTTATGGAATCTAGTATTGAATTAGGTGTATTATCTATTCCAGATAAATCAAAACTTGGTGCTGTTGTTCCTCCGCTTCCACTATCTGAATTATTGCTATCAGAGATATTGTTGATTTCATCATGAACCCCAGCTAATTGTTTTGTTTCTTCTTTCGCTTTCTTTGCGTTTCCAGCCATATTTGCATATGAACTCGCACTTGCTTTAGCAAATATATTTACTCCTGTTAGTGCATAAGCTACACTTTGTATAGCTTTCATTAATTGATAAACTAAATTTGTCACAAATTGAATAACTGGTGCTAATGCACTTCCCATAGCATATTTCATATATTCAATGTTTGCACTTAACTGTTTAGCGCCAGCATTTTGACTTGATAACCATGTATTTGCACAACCACTTAAAGCAGAATAAATGCTTCTTAATGAGAATAATGCCATGGCATATTTCATAACGTTTCCTATTCCTTGCCTTAATCCTGTCCCCATTCCTTTTATATTATTTGTAATATTTTGAGTTATTTTTGGTAGTCCTTTAAAACTATTTTTTATACTAGACATACTAGGTTTAACTTGTTCTATTTTTTGCTTAAATGCTTCAAAAAAACTACTCAATTTGTTTTGAGTAGTTGCTGTCTGAGATATTTGTTGTCTTAATTGTGACATTTTGCTCTTTGCTTCGCTAAGTTGCTTATTATAATATTGTATTTCTTTTACTAATACTTCTTCTTTATCGCTCAAATTAATATATTGTTTATTGTTTTCTAGCCTTTCAGGATTTACTTTATTCATTGGTTCATTAGCTATTTTATCTAACTTAGGTGTTATTATATCTAATTTTATTTTTCGGGCATTTATTTTTTCTTGTAAACTATCAATTTGCTTTTGTATCTGAGATATTTGTTTTTGTGTATCTTTATTATTAACTTTTATTGCAAGTTCATTATTTGCTGAGCTTTTTCTAATCTCTTGTAGTTTTTTCTTGATAAAGAAAACTGCCTGCTGTACTTTATTTTTCATCTCTTTTGTGTTTATTTTTGAAAAAGCATTTTGTGTTTGATCCATCTGTTTTTTTATGGTTGGTACTATTTTTTGAAACTCTTTTAATGCTTCTTCTATTTTTGCAGTTACTATGATTTCTATCTCTTCTACCGTCATTAAAATCCCTCCTTCCTTATATTTTAACCAAAATAAAAACACATACTTTGTTTGTACTGCTTATCTTATTTCAGTACATAAGTATGTGTTTTCTTTTTGACTGTCATTTAAACATAGTATGGATTTGGCTTAAATAGTAATGATATAAAATCAATTATTAATCCTATTCCAAATAGTCCACATGTGCATAAATATACCACCCCTAACAAAATCTTACCTTCATAAAATTTATGAGCCCCTAGAAATCCTAAGAATATACATAGTAGTAATGCAACCCATTTGTTTTTTTGTCCACCTCTAGTCGAATTTATATTTCTGTTTACATTAGTATTTGTGTTGTTTACTATAACTTGTGGTTGTTCACTTTTTAATTGTTCTATTTGCCTTCCACATTTAGTACATATTATAGCATCTACCGGTATCTTCTCTCCGCAGTATTTACAAAATTTAGTTTCTATTTGTGTCTCCATAATAAAATCTCCTCCTATTAATTTTAATTATGGATAAAATTATATCATTTCAAGTTAAAAAAACATGTCGAATTTTGTCGAAAATATATATTTTTTATCATTTATCCCTTAAATAACATTCTTTGCTCTTCTAATGTTTGTTCTTTCTCTTCTATTTTAAATAATTCTTTATAATCATCTCTAATTAGAATAATTTTAGGATCTTTGCTCATACTATCTGCTCTTATAAGTTTATTAGTTACCGATTCTTGTAGATTAATTTCGCTTTTTAAGTTATCAATTATTTTTAAAAGATGAGTTTGGCAGTATATATTTATTTCTGAATATCTACTATTCCAAAATTCATGTGGTTTCATATCAAAATAATATGCCAATGATTCTATAGAATATATTAATTCTATTAAATTGTTAGCTTTTCTTATATTTTCAATAATATCATTTAATCCTTTTAAATTTGAGCCATTATTTCTTTTTCCACTACTCTGTTGGCTGCATTCTCTACTGCTTTTTCCAATAATTTGTCTGTATTCATTGTTAATAATGGATTTAATGTTATTTCTTTTAGTTCTTTCTTGTTCATTTTCTTTTTGAAAAAACCCTCATTATTCAATGCCTCTGCTATCTTTGCATATAATTCACTTATAGTTATTCCTTCTTCTCTACAATCATCCATAAAGTCATACACTTCACTTGATGATGTAAATGCACTTTCACCGTTTTCGTTTTCTGCTAATTTAAATATTATTTTTGACAATGCTTCTATATCTAATATAGAATATGCTTTTATAAAGACTTCTTCAAAATTTTTATTTTTTAGTAGATTAGCTATGTCTACTATCTTTCTTGTTTTTAGTACTAAATTAATTGTTTTATTTTTCGTTTCTATAATCATTTTTTTCTCTCCTTTGCAAAAGAGAGAAGGCTTGTGCCTTCTCCTAAATTAAAATTTTGTTGAATCTCCTTCAACTGGATATCCATCTGTTTCAACTGTTTTTGTTTCTTTGTAAACCCTCATAGTATCTTTTATGAAATCTCCATCGTTTATCTCTTGTCCTGCAATATCTACAGTACATTTAACAGTTTGAACCAATGGCTTAGTAGCAACTAATGCTGTTGATTCTGGATATTTTACGAATAAGTATATTGATGTATCTGCATCTGCTATAGCTTGAATAGCTTTATGTGTCTCTTGTATGAACATCATTTCTATATCAACTGTTTCCGCTTTTCTTTTTCCTTTAGCCATTCTTTCTTCTTCTAAATCTAAAGCACTATATGTTTGTCCCTCTTTTAGAGTTTTTAATTGTCCAATTTTTTGAACATAACCTATTTTTGTTTTTTCTCCTGTTAAAGTTTTTGCATATGATACCTCAGCTTTCATAGCAACTTGTGGTGTCGTTGCTTTTTTTGGTGTTTCTCCTTCCATCTCTAATTCCTCCTTATTATCTTAAATTAAAAGAGGTTGTTATTGAATTATAACAAACCTCAAATGTTATTGCTATACCGTATTTTTGCAATATAGGATCATATACTGCAGGACTGGTATTCGTCCTTGTAAAATTAAGTTCTTGAAGTTTTTTATCAACTTCATCTATCATTTTCATTGCTTGGCGTTGCTTTTCATTCCAACAAGTTATTGATATTTGAAATGTAGAACGAATTGGAAATCCGTTTTCTGTTAGATTTACTGACTTTAAAGGTGTATGTAATTCCAATATAGGAAATTTACTTTCTGTATTTGGATTACTTAAAATTGGTTTATTTTTATACAAATTTTCTAGCTTTTCATATACTAAATCGCTAAATTCTAATTCGCTTAAATCTTTCATTTTGTACACTCCTTTAACATTTCATTTAATCTTTTCTTCGCTATCTCCACATTTTCACTTCTACTTTCAAATCCTGCATCACCTATAAAATGATTAGCTTTTGAACCTACTGCCACATAAAATTGTTGTTTATTAATAGTTACTATTGGATAGCTCAACGACCTCCCCACTTTATTTACAGGGATATACCATTCTGTATATCCTGACTCAATAAAATGTTTTGTTTTTCCTATGTGCTCTTGTTCCGCATATTGCCCTGTTCCAAAATATTCAAACCATAAATATGATTGTCCATTTTCAGTCATAAATTTAGAAGGGTCAGCATAGACCCTTCCTTTTACTTCTTTTGTAGACATATCTATCATTTCTACTATTATACCATCTTCTTTATGGCTTTTTTCTAGTTTTACTGCATACCCTTGAATATTTTTTAGTATGTCTTCAGTTATTATTTTTGCAGTTTGTGGTAGTTTTTGAATTATAGCATTAATATTTTTGAAATTATGTTTTATTTTTATATCACAGCTTATCATTTTTGCATTTTCTCCATTCTATATACATACGTATTTCCTATTTTATTTTTATCTAATACTCTATATTCAGGAATAAATTCCTCTAATTTTGAGACGTCTTCGAATGATACTCCGTCACCTTTTTGTATCTCATAATCTCTTGTACTTCTGCCTTTATAAATACTATAATCTACTTCTCCTGTAGACTTTTTGTCTAGTTCGTTTACGTCTTGTTGCATATTTAGCCAAGCTATGCTTTTATATTTCCATTTTTTATCTGTTTCTCCGTGGTCTTCTATTTCTTCATACTCTGATATATATACTTTTGTTAAATCTCGTAATAGCATTACTTAATCCTCCTTAATCCAGATTTTATAATGTCATTTCTTAATTTTTCTATAATATCTTCAAATGATGTTGAAATAGAACCTTCATTTCTGCTTGTTAATCCTTCTGCACCTCTTGACAGATAGAGTGCTTTTACAGCTTTTTTTATATATGGAAATAACTTCTCATCATTTTTTTGTCTATTAGAAATATCAGAGGCAATAGAAGTTACTTCCTCTAATATTTCTTTTAATACATTTTTGTCATCTTTATAATTAGCTCCTAAATCAGCTATTATTTTATCTATATTATCGTCCATTTTCTATTGCCTCCTATTTTTTTCTAAGCCATTGAAGTAATTGTTGTCATTCCTGCTTTTTTTGCTTTATTCTCTGAATTAACTTCAACAATAATTATTTTTTGACCTGTTGTTGCTGTTATTTCATTTGTTCCATTCCAAGCTGTATATCCAGATGTGCAGACAGCATCATATTCTGGCATTGTTGGATTAGCTGCTGTTTTATATTTATAACTATTTCCTGTAGATAGTGATGGTGTAACAGTTATTTTTGTTTTTCCTGTTGATGTTCCTGCTTCTGATTCTACAATTAATTCTGTAAGTTTAGCATCTGTTACATAGAATATAGTATCTTTCATTAATGCTTTTGTTCCTTTATATAAGAAGTCTTCTAATGCTACAGCATCATCGAATGGTACTTTTTCTGCTCCATATTCTGATACATAGAATGGTTGAGCTATAGCTCCATCCATCATTACAACAGCTTTTACACCTTCTGGTAATCTTGTTGATTCATAAACTCTAACAGAATCATACATACCAATTGCTTGTTCCTTTGGATCTGTCCCGTTTGGTAAATCGTCAAGAATTTTTTTCATTCCTTTTCTGTATTCGCTATCAACAACAATTACTAATAAATCTGATTCTATTCCATCAATAAAATCATTTCTTAATGTTCTTGCTTTTTGTAACAAAGTATCAATTGTATCTTGAATATTGTCTTTTGCTTGTACTTCTGTTCCTTCTAATACTTTGGCAAAAAATTCTCTATCTAAGTATCTTATAATAGCTGATTGATGATTTACTTTTCTTTTTTCAGCCATGCCATCAATACCATAAAGTTTTACGTCTTTTCCTTGTAGTTCTTCTACAATTTCTTTATCAGTATCTATAACAACTTTTACTGGTTTAGCTTTTAATTTATCTCCTTTACCAGCTGCTCTTGCAGTACCTTTGTCTTTTAATTCTGCATTTACAAATCTTTTGTATTCAATTACTCCACCTTCTGGATTTCCTGAACCATTTTTTGCTTTGATTTGTTCTGATATTGCTCTTGATGCAACATTTTCTAGAACTCCACTTAATACTTGTTTTAAATTATCTTTTGTTTTACCATCTTGTAGCATTATGTTTAATGCTTCTTGTGTAATTTCTCCCATTTTTTATTCCTCCTATTTTTTAATAACTTGATCTAGCTATTGATTTGCTTTTTGTATTATCAATACCTGTTTTTTGTATTGGAGTATCTTCTTTTAATCTTTCATTTACAACTTTTTCAACAGCTTTATTAAAAGCATTTGAAACTTCTTCTATTTTTGAATTAATTTCTTCTGCCTTAACTGTTTCAAAATTAAAGAAAGTCAATAAAGGTATATCCAATCCTTTTTCACTTGCTATTTTTGTTGCTTGTTCTTTTAATTTATAAGCATTTAATTCTGCAAGTGCTTTTTCTTTGTCTGTTCTTTCTTTTTGTGCTTGATATTCAAGTTTTTGCTCTTTGTTCATTTTTGCTAACTTTTCAGCTTCACTTTTTTCACTGTTCATCATTTCTTCCCAGTTTGTTTTTGCTGTGTTTATAGCTTTTTGAACTCTTTTGTCAAATTCTGCTTGATTCTTTCCATCTTTCAGAAAATCATCAAATGTAACAGGATTGTTGTTTGCTCCTGTATTGTTTTGGTTATTTGCTCCCACTGATTCATTATTTGCCCCAGTATTAGCATTATTTGGATTATTATCTTGTCCTTCCATTCTTTACTCCTTTTGCCCCAGCCATTGCTAAAAGCCCCAGCCATTGCGAATTTGTATTCTGTTGTTCTTTATAGCCTGCAATCAGTAAAAAGGCATAAAAAATAGACGTACGTCTACGTCTAAAATTTATAATTATAAAATGTTAATAACTTATTTATTAATTGAACACTCCATTGTATCTTTTAATACCTTATCTGGTGTATCAATTTCATTTGCTGTTTTTGTTATTTCGTTCTCTATAATATTACAAAATAGTCCTACAAATTGTCTTAATATTGTAATTATAGTAAATATAATCCAATACCAAGTTGGCATTTGCAATTTAATGCTTAATATTAAAACTAATAACCACATATTATTTTTCCTCCTTATCTTCATATGTTGCCATATAATTTTTCTTTATATCAAAGTTAGTTATTTCATCTGGTGTTAATTTCGCATAAATTTCAATATTAGCAACAAATTTTAAATCATTTGTTATATCATCTGCCCTCTTTATGAGCTCTTGACCTATTGCTATAATAGACTTCTTTACGTTTTCTTTTCCTGTTGGTATTAATGGTTCCTGCATATTTTCCGCCTTCCTTCCATAATAAAAGCACCTACTTGCTAGTAAGTGCTAAAATTTACCTTTTATCATTTTATTATGATATTTTTTCCATTTTTCATATTGCTTTATTATTTCTTTTGGTGTATTTTCTTTCCATTTCCAAGGTTTTTCTTCTCCTAATGTATCTATTTGCCAATCTGTCCAAGGGTGTTCCATAGGCATCATATTAAATCATTCCTTTCATAACTTCTATTATGTTTTTGCTCAGTAATGAAGCATTTTGTTTATTAGCATAATAATCTGCAAATGCTTCTGCAATAATTTCTTGTCCTCTTTCTTTATATGCATATCCTGAAATATTTCTTATTAGTAAATCTTTTTCTTTTATATCATTTACACCTATTTTATTCAAGGCTTTATTTAATATTTTATTTACTGTTATATTATTTTCGCTATCAAAAACTATTGCATTATTATTGTTATGATTTAATTTTTTTATTATTTCTGTTACTGCTATATGTCCTGTTTCATGTATTGACATATCTTTATAAGTTGTGTTGTTAGGATGAAAATGCTTCTTAACATCCATTTCATATAATTGTTTTGGAACTTTACCATTATAAAATTTATTTTTATTTATATACATTACATATGTTCCATCTTTTTGTAATTCTACTGCTAGTCCACCATTTGGATGGTCTATTTCTTTTATTTTTTTAATCTTTCCTCTTATATTTGGAAAATCATTATATGCTCTACTCATATTGTTTAATAATTCTTTTAAAACTTCTTTATCTATATGCCTTGTATTCATTTTTTTAATATTGTATTTTTCTTTTATATCTTTTTCAAATTTTGTATCAAATATATTAAATTGTTTTTCTGTTTCTAACTCAATATGCTCATTATTAGGATTATACACAATCGTACTTCTGCAATAATGAAAGTGATGTTGAATTGGTGGAAGATTTAAGCCTAGTACTAATCCATTGCATCTAATTCTTTGTACTGTTAATTCTTTTTGTGTCTCACCATAATATCTATCAAATACATTTTCTTTGTTAATATAAAACTCTTGATTATTTAAACTATCACACATTAAAGTTGTTTTATCATCTTCTACTGCAATAAATCTAACTTTTGAATTATCTTCTGTTACTTCTTTTATTCCTTCTGCTTTTGCTAGATTATTTAATCCAATCATTTGTAAATCTACTGCACCTGATATCTTATCATTATTTATATTAAGTTTTTGATTATTTTGCCTATTTATTATTATTTGAAACTCATTAGAATCAATTTCTAGGCTTTTTTGTTGTTGTATATTTAAAATTAATTGTTTATATATTTGTTGTGCATTATACTGCATTGTTGCTTCAATGTATTGTTTCCAATTAAATCCACTATAATTTGGTTGGTCTAATAATGCAAGAAATAAAGCCATCGCTAATATTGATGGCTTTTTCTTTTTATTTGCTTCTTTTTGTCCGTTCTTCATAGTAATAACTTGCATCTTCATACATTATTTGTGTTTCTTGCTCTTCTAATTTGTTTTGTTCTTCTATATACGCACTATAAATTAATAATCCTAGTATTTCACTGTTCTTTACCCTTGTTCTTTTATAAATATTGTTTGCTAATACAGTAAAATAGTTATTATTCTTTAATAAGCCTTGTTCTTTCCATTGTTCTATATATGTATTTATTCTTTTCTTAGTTTTATTATCTGCAATATTATAGATGTTTTCTGTTGCAAAATTAAATGTATCAAATAGTTCTTGAAGTCTGTTTTGAGTTTGTTTTGATGTTTTATTATATAGTTGTTTTAACTGTTTCATATAATGATCGTGTTGTTCCCACATATAAAACACCTCTATTCTTCTTTATTGATTTGTTTATTACCAACTTTTGTTTGCTCTTTCTTGTTATCTGCTGTTAGTTTTTGTGCTTTTTGTTGATCTGCCAAATCAGTTACTTTATTATCTTGATTGTTTTCTTTATTGTCTTGATTTTTTCCTGCTTGTCCTATCATTTGCATTTGTTGTAAATTCTTTTGAATATTCTCTTCATTTTGTTTATCCATTTCTGCAAGTTCTGATTCTGCGTCTAATCCAAATGGTAAATGACTTATAATTGATTTATCACTTACCAATCCTCTTAATTTTAACCAAGCAGTTGTAAGACTTTCAGTATCTGTTGGCAAATTACGTATTAAAATGACATCAATATCTCTAAAATCATATTCTTTGCCTTTTTTCAAGTTAATTCTTGCTGTTAGCATCTCCCACATTCTTAAATATTCTTTTCTAAACAAATGATGTGCTTGCTGTAGCACTTGTTCTAAAGGGAAGAACTTTTTTTCTAAAGCTGCAGCATTATCTGCATTAGTAAAACCTTGATCAGTTACGTTTGGAACACCAGCAATCATAAGAGCCATATCTAAGCACGTCTTTTTATGATTTTCTGATGCAGTGTCATTTATATCTTTTATAATCCAATCAATGTCTCCATCTTTATCTGGCGTATAGAATACCTTTGCATTTAATATAGCATCATCTTCTTGCATTCTTGCAGGATTCTTGGTCATTATTACATTTCCTTCTTTATCTTTTTGCTCTTCTCCTTTATCATTCAAAAGTGGTATTAACGGATCATTCATTGGAGAAAATCCTGTTACTTTCAATTTAGCATTATCATTATAATCAAAAATATTTGCATTATTCTCAATTACTTTTTCATTTTTATTTATTAAAGTCATAACATTTTCAAAAAAAGCCATTCCATAAGGATTTTCTACAGCAAAACAAGGTAAATCAGTCCACATTATTGGTTTATTAGTACCGTCTACTTCTTCAAACTTATATTCAGCATTTTCAGTAATTGTTTTCTTTTCTATACCATCCACAAATTGTTTTTTGTAATCTTTGGTTATTATTTCTAAATGTGTTTCAATTCCACCTGTAGCTGTATTTTCATACCAACATCTTAATAAGCCTATTTTTGTACTTGGTACGTCATAATTCCATATTGCTACTGTATTTAAACTTGAAACATTTGCATATACCTCTTCATTATATTTGTTTTCATATACCAATCCATAGCATGCTCCTGTAGTAATATAATCAAGTACACAGTCATAAAAAAAGCTACCATTGTCATTATATTTTGCAATATAATCAATAATAGCTTGATAGTCCTCTGGATCATTCTTTTCTCCAAATATTCTTTTAAATATTCTATTTAAAATCCCTTTTTGAGTTTCATTTATATTTTTTACTTTAAACTGAGGTTCTTTTCCTCCAAAATATCCACTTGCAATAATGCTTATATAATATTCAAGTGCAACAACAACATCCTTTTGATCATATTTTCTTGTAAATCTATCTTGCAAATATTTTCTATGCATAAATATTGGCAATGCTTTTCCCCATAACACACTTATATTTTGATTTATATTTGCTTCATTTAAAAACTCATCTTTATATTGTATTTTTTCTACAAAACTCATTGTTTTTCTCCTTTACATTATACTGTTATAACCAAATTGTAATTTCTTTTGATTTATATATTTTTCCACTGCATATCTCATTGCATCCATCAAATGATTAAAATCATCTATTGGTCTATTTATTTTGTTTCCAAACTTGTCTTCATCCCAAGTATAATTGCTTATTTCTGTTATGAAATTTACACATTTAGGATGTATTATTATTTCAAAATCTTGTATAAATTGAATACCATTGTTTATACTGTCTTTTCCCTTTAACGCTCCTGTAATATGTCTTAAACCTAATCCCCTTAATTCATCTATTGACTTTGGTTCTGCACTATCTGCTGTTATTTTTTCTTTTGAATAACCCATCTGATTTATTTTGTCATATATTACTTTGTTGCTCATTCCTTTTTGATATATTTCATCATATACATAAATCTTTTTATTTTTTAAATCTATTGCACCGCAAAATAGTGCTGTTGGATCATTTGTATAACCAAAATCTAACCCAAAAGCACTATCTAAGTTTCTTATTGTGTTTAATTCAAATTTTTCTTCCTTCCAATTTTCATATACTAATCCATCAACTATACCCCAATTACCTAATCCAGCAACCTGATATCTTCTAGGATTATTCTTTTTCATCCTTTCAAATACTTTCTTATCAGCCTCATCTAACCACTCATTACAAAGATAATTTGTTGTCATTGCCAATATGTCATCATCTTCAACATCAAAAAATCTTTTCTTAATCCAATGATGTTCATTCCAAGGATTTAATGTTATTGTTATTTGTTTAAATAACCCCTCTGGAACTTCTCCGTCTTATACTTTCATCTATTACATCAAAATCAGATTCTTTTGTTATTTCGTATGCTTCTTCAATCCATAACCAACATAAAACACCAATATCTACTGATATTGATGTTACTTTTAATGGATCATCTAAACCTCTAAAATATATTTTCTGTCCTGTAGGTTTGTATGTCATTTCTAGCGGACTTTCTTTTATTTCCCAGAAGCTATCTACTTGTAATCTATGTATTGCCCATTTAAGTTCTGTAAAACAACTATCCTTTAATGTTCTAAATGTTTTTCTAATTACAAGTGTATTAGCTTCTTTATATTTCATCATGTTACTTATTATCCATAATGCTGTTGTCTTTGATTTTTTACTTGCTCTTGAACCTTTGCATACTCTATATCTACATTTGCAATGCCAATACTCTGCATAACCTTTTCCAACTATACTTTGTAATGATATGTTATTTACTTGTTGCTGTGTATTTTTATTTATTATTTTATTCTGTAATATCATCTGTTATCACCACTGGTATATTTCCATCAACTTCAACTTTTTCTTTAAATGCACCATATCTTTTTCCAAGTAGTTCTGCACATTTTGTTCTATCTTGTAATGAAGCATCTAATCCAAATTGGTCTTTTTCTTCCCCTCGCATTACTTTTGTTAAGTATTGTAATACTTCATCTTGTGAAGCAATTCTTTGGTCTTCTTTTTCTTGAAGTTTTATCTTTATAAATTTGTCTAGTTTTGACAAGTTTTGTGAACCTATTCTATTAAGATTTTTTCCCTTATATCCAGCTTTCTTACAAGCTTCTGTTGCATTTGCAGTTTCTATATAATAATCAATAAATCTCTTTTGCATTTCTGTTAATGCGTTATATTCATCTTCTATATTTTCATATTCCATCTGCCTCACTTCCTTTTCTATGTTCCTCTATTAGATATTTCATTACATCTACTTTACTATAACATTCTTCTTTCTGTTTGTATCTATCTTGTAATTCAAACTCGTCTGTTTCTTCATTGTATATTTCTACTTGTTCTCTTTTCAATATTTGGTATTTAGTACAATATTTGCAATTCTTTTCACTATAAAATTGAAAACTATTTATTTTATATATCTGTCCTTTTATAGATAAAGCATATAATAATTTATTTATGTTTTTATTTATGTTCATTTTTGCCTCTCACAACATTTTAAAATCTGTTCTCCATTTAATAAAATAGAATCTATTCTTTGTTCTATCTTTACACTATTATTTTGTTTATATTGTTCTACTATTTCATTTATGAAATCATTACTACTTGCAACTATCTCACATACATCTTCATAGCTAAATATTTTATCATCATTTTGATTATGACCATATTCATACAACCATACATGAGTTAGTTCATGTTTTAATGTCTTGATTATATTTGCTTGATTTTTTAAAAGCATTATCTTTTGACTTCTATATATTGTTACTCCTAAAGTTCCTTCGCATTTCATTTCGTTATTTATTGTTGCTTCATCTACATTTTCTATAGTCCAGTCTGTATTGTTTATTTTGAATTTCATTTAATTAAGCACCTCTCTTTAATCCTATAAGGACAAAATACTTTACCTTCTCGTAAATTAGTAATTTCTAAAAAAGAACAGTTTTTACACTGTTCTGGTAATTCACTCTTTATTTGTTTTATTTTATCATCATCTGCATATTTTTGCTCTTCATCTATCATATCTAGCACTTCCTCACAACTGTCAAATTTACATACTTTACACTTTTTGTTCCCATTTGGGCATATCTTATTATCTATTAAACATTGAATCATATTCTATTCCTCTTCTGTGCATGTTAATTTCCCGTCTATTCTTCTTAATATTTTACAGTCTATATTTTTTGTACATTTGCTACAGTTTTCTTCTTTGAATTGTTTTATTTGTTCTAGAGTCATATTATTACCTCTTTTCTTATAAGCTCTATGTAAGATATAAAGTAGCCCAATTCTACTTAAGATGCTATGTTTTTTGTCCTTTTAGGTTGCAGGTCGCATTTAAAACCATAACTTAATATGTTAAAACCGATAATTAGTTTTTTCTATATCCTACATACAACTTATAAACACTACTCAATATATATAAATCTCATTATATTCTTTACAGTTAGAATATTTAGCTAGCTCCTACTCCATACTTAAAGTTTCCTTACTATCAACGTTCATAGACATTTCTTATATATACTGAATACTATTTACATATTTTCTTATATGTATTATGGTCTAGGTAGTAGGAGTTGCCCCTACACTCTCAGGTGTCCAAGACCCGCATCTTACTATCAAGACTTTACCTAGATATTAGAACTCGCTAGGAAAGTTCTTTGGCAAATTCAATACTGAAAGGAGGTCAATTATACTCAACTAAATACAACTACCTTTTTTATATTATCAGTTACCTAGCATACTGGTAATAACTAATTAATTGTTATAAAACACTTGCTTTCCGTATTCTACTGCTACTTCATGTTCTATTTTGCATCCTCTTGCTTTTTCCCAACCTTTCATAAATACAATTCCATCAACTTTTCCTATGTATCTAATTGATTGAGATAACATGTAAATTGCAATATCTTCATCTTCTGGTGCATTTTCAAATACTGTATCTATAACTTCGTTTCCTTCTTCTTGTAATCTACTTACTAATTCTGCTCTTTCTTCTCTTATTTGTTCATTTGTTTTACCTCTCATAGGTTGGCTTATCATTAATTTCATAATTTTTATTCTTCCTTTCATAACATAATAAAAAGAGTAAATACTAAGGGCTTGCATTTACTCTTTTCTCTACTTACATTTCTCTCGATTATATATATATCACATTTTTATGGTGCTAAAAAAGACATAAAAGGTGCTTTTTTATAATTTTGCATATTCTTTTATAGCTTTTTTTATTAAAGTCTTTGTATATCTATAAGCCTTATCTATTTCTACTGATACTTCTTCAACTTTCATGCCTTCTACAAATCTTAATTCTAATATATTTTTATATGGTTGCTCTACCGTTTTTATTTTATTTGTTATTCTAATGAGGTTTTCTTCTTCTTCTTGCATAATTTCTATGTGTTCAGATATCAATTCTAACAGTCTATCAATGTTTTTTGTCATTTTATCATTGTCTGGCGTTCCTTTTGGCATATCAGATAGTACTGTAGTTGTTTTAGTAAGTTTTGTTTTTGTTTCTTCTATTTGATTTAATTTTCTTTCTTCAAGTTTTTTACTATGTAAATATGAATATAATTCTTTTTTAGCATCCTTCTCTATCATTTGTACCTCCTTGTTTTCTTTTTATATCTTCTCTTATAAGCTCATCTTTAAAATTGTCTAAGATTTTATATGCTTTATTTATTTGTGCTTGACTTTCTTTTCTTTTTGATATGTCTAATAAGTTTATGCTTTCTAATTCTTTCATTGTGTTTACTACTATGTTGTATATATGATTTATTGTCATTTGTATCACTCCGCTTCTTTATATACAATGTCTATAACTTTGTCTTTGCTTAAGTTTCCTTTAGTATTTTTTATCTTGTTACATATATTGTCTTTTAATATATTTATTTTTCTTTTTACATTCTCATTTATTTCATTTTTTAAATTTTTTTCTCTTTTGTCGTATTCGATTTGTTTAATTTTATATGTATTAAGTTGTGAATTTATATTATTTATTTCTTGTTCCTTTTCTTTTATTTTATTTTTAAGTCTATTAATTTCGTTTTTATTATCTTTATCTCTTTGTTGAAATTCTGATAATGTTACTAGTGCTCCTTCATATAACTGTTTATTTTTCTTTTCTTCTTCTAACTGATTCTCTAACTCTATATTTTCCTTTTTTACTTGTCTTATTTCTTCATAACCATTTACTAAATACTGTTTTAGATCAGGAACTTTTATTTCTTTTACACTTTCTGTTTTTTTAGGTATTAGCGTGACAATCTTTTCTTTTATATTCATATCTTCACTTCCTTCTTAAATACTCATATATTACCCTTTCAACATAAGCTAATGCTTCATAATTGCTTATGTATCTTCCATCATGTCTATGTCTTACACTTGATCTTATTATTTTTATTTCTTGATTGTATTGTCTTTTATACATTGTTGCTAATTGATTTTTACTTAAGCCTTGTTTCCACTTTGTTATTATTTCTTTATCTTGCATACTACCACCTTATTGTAGTATGCTCTTATATTTTATACTTTATTTAATTCTTTTACTTCTTTATTTAGTTGTTTTACTGTTATATTTCATTTTATTTTCTCCCTTCTAGTAGTTCTTCATATGCTCTTGTTTTCACATCCAATTTGATTTCAGTTTCTATATCATCACATTTTGCTTTTCTTTGTTTGTATTCCGCAATTTTTAATTTTATTATTGCATTTGGTGTGTAATCTTCTTGTAATTCTTTAATAATTTTCTTTGCTTGTTCTTTATTTATAATTAATTCTTTTTCAGTACATATATTTTCATCTGAAAAATTCAATATTTTATTTATGTATTTTTCTTCCATTTTTTATTTTCTCCCTTCTAGTAGTTCTTGTAAAACATTTATCATCGCTTGTAAACCTTCGTTTATTTCATCATATTTTTTAATATAATTATCTTGTAATTCTTGATAATGTCTTATCTTGTCTTTTACTTTTTGAAATGAAATTGAATTTGAATATCTTTGTACTAATAATTCATTTATTTTTCTTGCTGTTGCTTCTTGATTTTTTAATTCTTCATTCTCTTTTTGTGATTTTTTAATTTGTTGTTTTAATTTTTGTTCTATCTCATAACTTCCTTGTTCTAAATTATTCCACTCTTCCCAAGCTTGCTCTTTTTCTTCCTTTAATATTTCATTCTCTTTTAATAAAACTTCGTTTATTTCCAATACTCTTTTATAATCTGATAAAATATGCTGCAATATTCTAGCAAGCTCTACAATTTCTTTATTGTAATATCCATGCCATCCATCTTCTTTATACTCTTTATCTGTTTTTATAGATTTTATAAAATGTTCTGCATTTTTTATATCTTCTTCTATACTATTTTCTTTCACTTAAAGCACCTCCTACAAGTTTTTGTTTATTATTTCTATCTATTCCTACATAACAACCTGTATTTTCTTCTTTTGTATCTTTTCCTGGATATAAAATACACTTGTTATTTATATTATTCATACAGTCTTTACATTTTATTAAATCTTCAAATAATTGCATTAAATCCACTCCTCTCCACACTTTTCACACTTATATACAATGTGGTCTATTTCCATATCTAAAAATTCAGCTTTCATTCTTCCACCACATTTAGGACAATGTAAACTAAATATATCTTTAATTTTTTCTATTATTCTTTTTATTTTTTCTTTCACTTAATTACCTCCTAATAGTTATCCGATTAATTTAATGTTAAAACCAAATTCTTGTAATTTTTTAGTATAATATTCACGAGAAGACCAATAAAATGTATGTGTTGATAAATACAAATGATGTTTAAAATAATTTTTTATTGTTTCTTTTGTTTCTATTATTGGTACAACCCAGCCATTGTCCATATCATCATCTACTACTATTTTATATTTACTGTTTGGTTTAATTTTAGAAAGTTCCACCCAATTTTTTACTTTATCCATCCTAATTCCTCTACTTTCTTATTTATTGCTTGTAGTTCTTCTATTGAAAATTCGTGCCAAATACTAGACCAATAACCTTGTGCTGCACAATACTTATCCCATTTATTTTTAAATTCTTGTGTATACCAACCTTCATTATTTGCTACCCACAAACCTTCTACTGCGTGAAATGTTTTTTTAAATGGTCTTTTATCAAAAGTAAGACTTACTCTAAATGTTTCTCTTTCATATTTATAAATAATTGTTTCTTCATTATCTAAATATTTTACATATCCTATATCATTTAACATCTCATCTGCTGTTTTTTCTTTCATTATGTATTACTCCTCTCTAATCCTAAATTTTCATAAGCTTCATCTATTTCTTTGTAATTAATTAAACCTTTTCGTAGTTCATAATAAACATCACTTACATATTCATCATCTTCTAATTCAAATATTTCTTGTATCATTGCAAACATATTCCAATCGCAAATTCCATCTTCCCAAAATTCATTATGTAATATAACTAATTCTTTTCCAACTTTGTTTCCAAATTCTAATATTATTTTTTCTAATAAGTCTTTATTGTTTATTTTGGGATTTTTCATTAATTTATCAACAAATTCTTTATAATTTAATTTTTCTATATCTACGTTTATACTCATATTTCTTTTCCTCCTATTTAAAATGGTGATTGCCATGTTCCTACTTTATCAATAGGAACTATTTTGCTTTTGTTATTTCCATAAAATACTTTTGCTACTTGTATAGGCTCCTTCAATTCTGTATGTATAAATTGTTCTCCACTTATATCATTTACACCATCTACATATTCTCTTCTTGTATTTTTAGTAAATATTCCAACACAAGTTCTTTCAAATTCTTTTTCTACAAATTCATAAATTTCTTGTTCACAACTTCCTCCTTGATTTAATGTTATTGAAACATCATCTTCTATGTATTCATCATCTATTGTTGAATTATATACATATTTTGTTTCTTTTTTCTTTAAATATCCTTCGCATATAACATTTCTAAATAATAAATTATTCATCTTCTCCTCCTACTTTATAGCAATTATCCATATAACTTTCTTTTGTTAGTATTGTTTTTATTTCATCATTCTCACAAGTATCGTCTGGTATTAAATGTGTTTCATCAACAAATATTAATTTTGGATAATCTGGAAATCCTTCAAACATAGCAATATGTTTTACTTCTCTTCCATTTACATAGTCTCCAACTTCTATTAAATCTATTAGTTGTTTGCTATGTTTTAATATATCCTTTATTATCACTGCATACCCTAAATTATCTAAAAACACTCTGTTACTTAATACTTTTATAACTTTTCCAATAACTCCATCTTTTGTTCTCACATATTCGTTTACTTCTATATCCATCTTACTGTTGTTTCTCCTTTCCAACCTTTTTCCCATATATACCAGCAATAGCATAATGCGGTTGCCTTATATTTCTCAAATTCTCCGTTCATTGCACATAGCTGTCTTGCACTATTAACATATACATATTTAGGAGGATATTTTTTAAATAATTCTTTTCTAGCTTGTCCTTCTAAAAACTGTATTTTTAAAAACATTATTGTATAATATCCAGGTTTTTGTATCCTTAATGCTTTTTCAACAAACTCTTTAGCATACTTGTATGGTGGATTAGTTAATATGTCTGATTCCAAGTCATCATCAAAACATTTTTCTTTTAAAAAATCTATTTGTTCATCTCCATATCCTCGGTCTACTTTATCTGTAGAATATACATTATAATTCTGTTTTTTTAATACTTCACTTAAATGTCCTTGTCCACATGCACATTCCCATATTTCTTTATGTAATTCTATATTGTCTTGTTTTAATTTTTCTAAAAATATTTCTAATGCATGAGGATCTGTTGCATAAAAATCGTCCTTTTCTCTATCTTTATCACTATGATTACTTGCTCCTAATGTTACAAATGTTGTTTTATTGTTTCCTGTCCAATCTTTCATCTCTTATGTTCCTTTCATTTAATTATTCTTAGTTCCAAATCTGGATAAACTTTTTCAAATATTTTATGTTTTAATTTGAATACATCTGTCTGCATTCCTTTAACATCTTCTACTATTGTTTTGCCATTTTCTATATATTGAAAGTCCGCTACATATTCGATTTTCCTAAAAGTTTTACCATTTTTCTTAAAACTATCTTGTAGTAAAAATCTTGGTTGTAATTCTAAGTTACTTATTTCTCCTGCTCTTTCTAACAGTCTTAATTCTTTATATCTATTTCCTTCTTTCTTGCTGTCAAATTCTTCTCCGTCTACTATTACTTTTTTATTTCTGTATTTGTTCATTTCTTTCACTTCCAATCTTTTGTTTCGTGTTCATATATTATTGGTTCAACATGTGCTAAGGCTTGCTCTTTTGCTATCTTTGGTTCTTTCTTCTTTTTTGCTTCCTTGTTGTATTCATCCATATAGTCTTCTGCTACTTGCAATGTTGTTTTGCCAATTCGCCACTTTCTTATTATCGTTTCATTTGTCATTTTTTTGCTCCTTTTCTATGTAATTTTCACATCTCCAAATTCCGTTTGAAGTTTTCTAATTCAAGCCTATTACAGCCTCTACATTTTACACATTTACCGCTCTAACGGTGGATAATTATATTTCATAATCTACTCCTAAACATCAAACCAGCCAAAAATTGTTGGTGTACTTTGTCCAGCAACTGCTATTGCCCATTCGTTATGCCATTCTAAATCAATAATATATTTGCAAATATGTGCTAGTTTGTTTTTATTTCTTGTTTTAAATGCTATAAATAATATTTTGTTTTTTCTTCTATATTTTTTATATATTTTTCTATTTCTTTAAGTGTTGTATCTCCATTTATAGATTGTTCCATATCTCCTAAAAATTCTTCAATTTCATCATACTGCTTTTTACTTAAATTATGAATTTGTTTGTTTAGCTGATGAAAATATTCAAAATATTCGTCCATAACTACCTCCTAGCTAGTCCTCTGGCATTTCGTATAATAAAATACCTTCCATCATTAATTTTATTCGTGTTCTTTCATCTTCTACCTTATATTGTTCAGTAAGCACATAAGTCTTTACTATCTCCTGTAATACTTCTTTTGCTCTTTCTTCTGTTTCATAAGTTCCCAGCTCTGTTTCATAACCTTCAAAATTTCCAGAAAATATCTTATATGTTTTTTTGCCTTTTATATGTGTTCCATATGATTCAATTTTTATATTTTGTATATTTTCAAAATTTACTATTTTTGTTTTATCTTGACTTACTATTATCATAACTACCTCCTAAAATTTTATATCCTTTAAACTTTGCTATTTGTAATTCTTGTTTTGTAATCCATTTTTGCCATTTTCCACAATTGCCACAATACAAGCCTCTTCTATTTCCTTGTATTTCTACAAATAGTTCTTCACTATCACATTTACTACATTTTTCTTGCATAATTACCTCCTAATCTATTCTTGGAATATGACTCATATTTTGAGCTACCATATCCAATAAATAATATTTTTTAAAACTTACATCTTCTCCAAATCTATTCTTTTTTTGTACCCATTCTGTTGTAAATTCATATCCATCTTTTTTTAACTGGTCTATTCTTGCTCCTAATTGCATTACTCCTAAATCTTGATATGCTTCCCAACTTGTTATACTTCCAAACTGTCGTATATAATTTATAATTCTGTCCTTTTGAGTTATCTTCATTTGTTTATCACTCCTTACCTAAACTTCTTGTCCATATCTACACTCATTAAATCGTAAAATAAATCGTCTTGTTCTTCTTGTGTTAGTAAAGCATAATCTGAACATTCTTTACATTTTGATATGATTCTTGTTTTTTTAGTAAAATCTTTTTCGATTTGCTCTTTATATTTATTAAATAAAGTAATATAAATTTCTTTACATTCTTGTTTGTGTTCACTTGTTGTTCGTTTGTTGTTTAATTTGCTGTTCATTTCTTCTTTTTTAATTTGATAATCTTCCCACTTTTCAACGGTTACAACTGAAAATTTGTTGTTCGATTTGATGTTTAGCATTTTTAGCTCTTTTAGCACATTTATATACCTATAAACCATGCTCTCCGACATCTGTAACTCTTGGCTTGCCTTCTTTCTACCGAAATACAAATTGTCCTTTTTCTAATAAAACACTTTGTTGTCCAACTAATTGCGTTCTTTCTATATGTGTTGCTTTTACTAAACACCAAATCCAAACTTTTAATGCCTTTTCATTTTCCCAAATGGGAGACTTTAATATTTTTCTATATAACTTTATCCATGTTTCATCTTCCAAGTATCTCTCCCACCTTCTTAGTAAAATATAAGGGATAAAACTTATGTCTTACCCCTTAGTTGTTTGCTTTTCCATATTCTTTAATAAATTCTTCTTTTGTTTTGTTATAATATTTGCACCAAGCTTTTTGTGCTATTCTTTTTAATTGCCTGTTTAATTCGTCGCCGTTTTTGCCATGTACTCCATTCGTTCCACGATGGTCTTTTCTCATCAAAAATACTATCAAGCCATCATTTATACTCTTTTGTCTGTAAGCCTTTGAAAAATAAACCTCGTGTCTTTCACAATATATTTCTGTTCTTACCGTGCTATATAATTTGCTTTTGGGCATAATACAAAATTCTTCTTCACTCTTTTTTACATTTTTCTTTGAGTTTTTCTGTATATTTTTTGGGCAAGGATTAAAACTATTACTTAAATCTGTCACTATCATTTCTTATCCCATTCTTTCAATAAACTATTTATTTCTGCATCTGATTTTGTTTCTATATCTAACTGCTTACATTCTTGTACTATTAATTCAATTAATTTGCTCATTTCTGCCGTGTTATACACACTAGACCCATAATACGTAATTACATTTGTAAAACCGCTCTAATTTGCTTTTCATTGTTTCTGTAATCCAGCCTAAACCGTGATTACTCCAAGCTTGTCTAAATCTTTCTACTGCTTCGTTCTTTACTGGTATAACTTCATAACTTCCAATGTTCTTAATTAAATCTCTGTATATATCTTCCTTTGGTATATGTAGCTTATCCTGTAATTTTCCTAATAGTACCCAACAATAAGCATTACTATCTAAACTTCTTTTTTGTCTATATTCTTTAATCTCAAATTGTTTGTCTTTTGCTTGTTCTAATAAGTAAGTTATTATTTTATTACTTGTTCCTACCATATAACCACCTACTCAATAACTTTTGTTAAGTCTGTTCCTAATTCTAAATAATTATCAATTATTTGCCCTTTTAATAATTCGTCATCTCCAGCTTGCTTTAAAGCTTCTTGTCCAAACATATAATGACTAGACCTATATATAACTTCTTGATTTTCTGGAACTACTATTTTTATTTTAGAATTTTGATTATATAATTCATGCCATTTATGTGTTTTATTATTTATTTTGCTTAACTCATACTCTAATCTTTTTAATTGTTGTAAATTTAACTCTTCTAAACTACTCCATATTTCTTGATTTATTTTCAAAGATAAATCACTTACTACAATTCCTTGTTTTCTACATAATTCGTTTATTGCTGTTTTAACTATTTTGGTTGCTTCATCGTAGCTTATGTACATATTGCTATATATTTCTTCTTTTCTGTTTTTTTGTTTGAATTGTTCTACTTTTTGCATATCTTGTCCGCTTGCTATTCCGCTATCAATTCCAAATCCGCAAAATCCTAATGCTCTTCCTATCGCAGATGTTTCACAATTTTCCAACATTGAAATACTATTTACTAATCCTTTTTTTACTTCACTTGCAAAACCTGTTGCTAGCTCTTTCTCATTTTCATCAAATATAGTTGCTTTTATAGTTACATCATTATCCGTTTTATCTATAATCTCTGTTATAATTCTTCCATTTGGATTTAATTTTCTAAATGCAAGTATTCTTTCGCTTACTTCTGCATATTTCTTTCCTTTTATATCTGTCTTTTTTATTTCTGTGTTTACTTTTTCAATATCTTCATATTTCATCAAAATCTACTCCTTTCAAATTGATAGTTCATTTCCCTTTCTTCACGTTCGTTTTCTTCTTGTAACTTTTCTTGCACTTCTTCTAATTCATCTTGTGCTCTGTATTTAATTTCATTTAAATCATCTATGTAATCTTGATCATCTATTTCATCTATTAATAAATTTATAGAACTAACTATTTCGTCTAGTTCGTCATATTTTCTTTGTAAATCCATTTTTCCTCCTTTACATATCTGCTTCTTTGTGATAAAATAGAAACAGATATGAGTTTATATATATTCTTATTTTTGAGTTATCTAAAGCTTTTGTCGGTGCTAGATAGCTCGTTTATTTTGTCTAAACAATTTTCTACTAAAGCATTTATAATAATGTTTCTATGTTTATTTTTATCTTTTTCTGATACCCCCAAGTTGTTTACATCTTGTAAATTTAGTAAATCTCTTATCGTATTATTTAAAAAGTTAATTGACTCTTGTTTACAAAATTTAGTTCTTTGTAATTCTTGATTTAAGTTTTGATTTATTTTGCTTACTGCTAAGCTTTCTTTTTTTAGTTCATTGTTTTTTATTATTAAATCAATTTGTTTAAACATCTCTCTTCTCTCCTTTCCTTGTAAAATTTTGTAAATCATTGTATAATCCACCATGAAAGGTGGTGATTTATAATGTTTTCATACATAATTAGCTATGATTTAATAGCTGATAAAGATTATAATTCTTTATATAAAGCAATTAGAGATTACGGCTCTTTTGCTCATATATTGGAATCTGTTTGGATTATAAACTCTTCTTCATCTTCCACCGATATAAGAGATAATTTAAAATCTTATATAGACAACAATGATAAGCTTTTTGTTGCTAAATTAGACGGTGAATCAGCTTGGTGGAATTTATCTAAAGAAGTTTCCGATTGGATTCATAAAAATACTTAATCTTTAGAGCCAGTGCATGCTGGTTCTTTCTTTCTTATTTCAAAATCCCCATTAATAAAAATTTCTATATCGTTAACCTTAACGACTGTTTTATTGTCTATTATTGTTATCTGTACCATATTTTTCCCTCCTCCTAATAAATCGTATTTTGGCAAAATGCCCATGCTGTTCCTATTACTGTTACTGCCCATATAGATGTATATACTACTGCTTGTCCTATAAGTTGATATAGTTTGTTTTTGTTTAGTTTTCTTTTCATTTGTTTCACCTTCTTTCTAACTATATATTTGTTGCATAATTTCAAATGCTCTATCTAAATTTATCCTTATTAGCTTCTCTCCAACTTTTATTTTTGCTTCTTGCATTTCTGGTCTGGCTAATATTTTATATGCTTGTGATTTGCTTAAACTGTATTGTTCCATGAATTGTTTTGGTGTTACATATTTGACTCTCGCTCGTTCTTGTAATTTTGTTGCTGGCATTTTTCTCGTCTCCTTTTGTTTTTATTTATTGTGCTTTAGTTTGTTTAGCTGACATTAGAAGTTAAAAAAATATCATCTTTTTTATAGTTTAATATCTTCTTTATTTTTAAAGCTGTTTCTAATGATGGTGATATATTTCCTTTTTCATACCCTGTATATGTTGTTCTGGCAACATTTAGCCTTTCTGCCATTTGCTCTTGGGTATAGCCTTTTTTCTTTCTAATTTCTATAAGTTTCTTTCTCATGTTTTCGCCCTCCTTTCTGTTTGTTCTGCTGACATTATATATAATGTTTGTTTGGCTGTCAATACTTTTTTAAAATTTTTTTTATTTTTTTTAAAAAATGTTTGCAAAACTGACAATGAAATGTTATAATTTTCTTAGAAAGGAGTGCTTTTATGAGTTTTGGAGATAATTTAAAAAAAATTAGACAAGATTGCAATCTAACTCAAGAAGAACTTGCAAAAAAAATTGATACATCACGTTCAAATATTGCTAATTACGAAAATAATAAAAATATGCCTTCAATAGATATTTTAAGTAAATTATCAGAGATACTTGACTGTAGTGTAGATTTCCTATTAGGTAAGTCAGATGAAAGAAAACCCAAAGAATCTGATCCTCTAGGTTTAGCCAAAATAGGATTTAGTATGAAAGATTATACCCCTCCTACTGAAACACAAAAACAACAAATTAAAGGATTGCTTGAAGTGGTCTTAAAAGACAATAAAAAGGATAATAAATAATATGAGATTAATAGATTTTTTTAATAAAACTACTAATATTAATATAGATGGTACTATCATAAAAATTTCAAACAAGAAAGAGGCTGAATTTTATGCCAATCAATTTTTAAAACATTGCAATGAATCAACAAAAATAGTTAATACTACTGCAAATCCTAAAATTTTCTTTGAAAGATATTCTATTTTATTGCATGAAACAAAGAATCTTTCTAATTTAGAAAGATTTTTAAAATTTAAAGGTAGAACTCCTTCCTCTACTCTTGTTTATTTAATGCAGAACAAAGAAAGAGAAACAAATTTAATGATAGATAGAGCTTGGGAAAGTTTAGATATTAAATTAAAAAAATTAAAAACAAAAAGAGGCAAAGAAAATAGAATTAATAATTTATATTTTGAGTTTCAATCATATTTGAACGAAATGTCAAAATCTAATATTGACTTATGCAAATCTTACTATAATACTTTTATAAATAGTATTTAATTGGAGGGAATATGAATCTAAATAATTTATATGATTTAGCTGAAAAAGAACATATTAAAATTTATGATTATTATATAGAAGATGCGTATGGTTGTTTTATAAATATAGATAAAATAAATGCTATTGCATTAAATTATACAAATATAGATAACTCATATATAGAAAAAGAAACTTTATCAGAAGAATTAGGTCATTATTATCAAGATGCAACATACTCAATTAACTGTACTGATAAAATCTTAATTAATAAACAAGAATATAGGGCTAAAAAGTGGTCTTATTTTGTATTAATTCCTTTTGAGAAACTAAAATCAGCCATTTTGAGTCGGAATCAATACACTCTATAGTCTAGCAGAATATTTTGAAGTTACAATCGAATATATGAGCAGTGCTTTAAAATTTTATAAAGACAAATATGGATATATATACTAAGGATAAGTGGAATGTACTTATCTTATTTTTTAAGGAGGATTTATGAACAAATATAAAGATATGACTTATACTATCAGAACAGACGGAAGATTAATGAAAAAAATTACTACAAACGGAAAATCTAAATATATATATTCTAAAGATATAAAAGATTTGTACAAACAATATATTGAATTTATGCATAATTCTTATAATGGACTATCTGATATAGAGAATATAAAGATGAAGAATTTCGCAATTAAGTGGATTGAATTAAATTCTGCTGGTAAAGAAATTAGAACAATTGAAGAATATAAATCCATTGTAAACAACCATATTATTCCATCTCTTGGATTTAAAAAAATTAAAGATATAAAAAAATATGATGTTGAACAATTACTTTCAGATATGAAAAATACACCTACAACTGCAAATAAAACGCTTGCTTATGTGAAAAGAATTTTAAATGATGCTATTGATAATGATATAATAATTAAAAATGTTGCTAGTAATATAAAACCGTTAAAAGTTATAAAAAATGAACGTATGCCTTTAACAATTGACGAAGATAATCTTCTTATTAATTCAACACACAAATATGCCCCATTTTTTATTTTGATGCGTTATACTGGCATGAGAAAAGAAGAAATAATCCCATTAACTGTTGATGATGTTGACTTAAAAAATAAAACTATTTCTATTAACAAAGCTGTTGTTCTTCTACATAACCAACCTATAGTAAAAACTACTAAAAATAATAGAGTTCGTACTATACCTATTTTAGATAACATATATGATATAGTTGTTAATTTAGTTAATAATTCTAAAAATGGATTATTATTTGTAAAAGAAAAAGACGGCAAAATGTTGACTGATGTTGCAGTAAGAAGACACTTAGAAAGTTTTTTATATAGTATAAATAAGAACAAAGAAAATAATATAAAGTTTACATGTCATCAATTAAGACATTCATATTGTACAATGTTATATTATGCTGGTGTCAAAATAAAAAAAGCGCAAGCCTTAATGGGACATGCTTCCGCTTCTATGATTTATGAAGTTTATACTCATTTGGATGAACAAAGAGAAAATGCAGATGATTTAATAAATAATTATATCAAAAATTGTGTTAATTAGTTGTCATTTTTGTTGTCAAAATTAACTGCAAGTCAGATTTTCTTTAGAGCTGTCCGGTCTATATAGTTTTTGACGTTTTGATTACGAATCCGTTGCTCTACCAACTGAGCTATATTGGCATAACTCTGTTTTACTGTATAATTATAAT